AGATTGACGATACCCCAGTAGTAATAGTCCATGTCATCGTCCGACAGTTCCCACTTGCGGGGATAGCCCACCTTGAACGCCTCGCCAAACACAGGCTTCCGTTTGAAGTGCTGCATGATGGCTTCAATGATGTTCACGGTTTCCTCGTATCCCTGCCGGTCGGTTCCACGGTCATAGCAGCAGATGATAAGCTGCATAAGGACCAGCTGCGGATCCTTTTCGTTTGCCACCTCGCCGCTGGTTTTCGATACGATGATGCACGGGAAATTGGATTTATTGGTGTCCGTTTCATCGTCATCATCGGTCGGTGTCGGAATGAACTGCTTGAAGATCTTCAAGGGCTTTTCGCCCTCCTGCCCGGTGAACTTCATGTCCCGGAACAGTTCTTCCAGTTCGTCAATCATGGCCTGCTGGCACATTTCGCTGGTATAGCCGGTGATTTTCTCGGCCATATCAGATCACACCCTTTCGTTTTGCATTGGCGATCAGCTGCCGGACACGCCGTTCGGTGTTATCCTGCAGCATCTGCTCTACGGTCCGTTCCTGCATTTCCCACACGGTATGGTGCATCGCAGAGCCGGATGGACTGGACATTGTAGCCAGTTCTTCGTTTGGTTTCCAGCGTTTCTTTCCGTTCTCTGTGTATTCTTTCTGTGCAGGAATGCCAAGTTTGCGTTGTACCATACCGATGTGTTTTGACTTGAACTGCACCAGGAAGCCCTTGCTCTTCTCGCTGGTGCCGCCCAAACCGATCATTGGACTGCCTTTCAGAACATGAGCCTGAAAAACGGGCGGCGCATTACGGACAGACGGACCCATAAAAGGCTTTGTCGGGCTGGTTCGGAAATAGCCCAGGTCTGCCCGGAACGCGCCGGGGTCGTTCTTCATGATGGCAAGGATGGCAGCAGGCCGCCGGTTGGTGGCTTTCTGCCGCTGGCGCAGATCTTCGATCATGCGCCTGCCCGCCGTGTTCAGGTCATAGCGGTTCTTTACCTCGGTCAGCAGCAGCTTGCGCGTCTGCCGGGCCGTGGTGTTCACCGCCACCTTCAGCGCCGCCGGGGTCTTATCCCCCAGCACGCCAAGGGCGCGTGTCACTTCCGCATCGTCAATGGAAACCGTCAGATTGGAAGCGTCATAGTTGGTATGGAAGTATGCCATAGCCTTATCCTCTGATCCTCTCAAGTTCCATGCGGTATACGCCGGCTTTCAGGGAGCAGGACTTGATCTTGTAGTCCCGCTTCTTGTCCAGCGTAATAAGTTTGCCGTTCTGCGGCATGGGGCCGTAGTCTTTCTGCTTCACATAAAGCAGCAGGTCGGCTTTGTACATACCCTGGTCAAAGGACTGCTTTGCGCCGCCCTCCCAGTGTGCTGCACGTTCGGTCACACCGGGGTGCTGGGTGATGCAGACCATTTCCTTCCCGTCGATGTAGCGTTTTTCAGCGAACTCGTCCAGGTTAAAGAAAACAGTCTGCACATCCTGCGCCACGAAGTCCTTGAACGTGGGCAGCTGCGGCGGGGTGTCGGGTGTGCCATACTTATCATCCACATCCAGCATGGTCTTAGCAGACCTCCGCAACGAGCCAGCTGTCCACCTTGTCAGGGATGGTCAGCGGGCGGGTCTGCAGTTCGAGGATCATACGGTCAGGGCCGTGCTTCACATAGGTGCGCAGCAGGCGCGGGGTCTGTGCGGTGATGGTGTGCTTGGTGTCGTCGATGTAGGAAGTCAGACCGTAAGCGCGCATGAAGTTCGGGTGGGAGGGCAGCAGAGCCACCTTGTTGTCGTCCACCAAATGCTTGGTAACGGGGTTGGTCGGATCAGTCCAGTTGTCCAGATAGACTTCGCCGTAGCTGTAAATATCCAGATTGGGCTTGTTCAGGTGACCGATGTAGCGCACACCATTCGGCAGGTCCTTGGGGTCGATCTTGCCCAGTTCGATGCGGCGGTTATCCAGCATCTTCTGCACCTCTGCATCCGCCAGGAAGTTGCGCAGGGCGGTCTTGCCCATAACGGCGTGGTCCACGTTGGCGAAACCGTTCGTCAGCACCTGATCCACCCAGTCTTCCAGATCATCCAGCGGTTTTGCGGCAGCCTTGCCCCACTGCTTGGTGCCGGTCAGCTGCACCTTGTTGGTAAAGCCGAAGTCGATGACCTTGCTCACGCCGTTGCCGATAATGGGAATCTGGCCGTCCATGATGGTCTTGACGGCCATCCACTCCTCGCGGCGGGTCGCAGCATCATCCAGACGCTTATAGTCCTCGATAAGCTGCTGGGCGGCGCGTTCCTCCGGGGTCTTGCCGGAGTAGAGGTCTTCGCCGGGCGCACGTTCCAGTGCGTCATTGGCGGTAGTGATCGTCAGGGGGTTGATAAGGGGCGGGGTGAAACTCTCGGTCTTATAGCCCTGATCGCGGAGTACCTGACCGCCCACCAGCGGATGCACGAAAGACGCCATCTGGCGGTCACCCTTCACGATGTCGATGTCCACGCCCTTGGTCGGGAAGGTCTTGATATTGCTGAAATAGGTATCCAGGAAGAAGGTATGCACCGGGGGAGTGGTGCGCACGACCTCTGCCAGATACCGGGGTTCATAAATGTTCACTTCGTTAGCCATAGCTCGTATCCTCCTATCACTTCAGGAAAATGCCCAGGTTGCGCAGAGCAACTTCGATGTCTGCCGCTTTCACGCCCTCAGGCAGCACCAGCGCATCAGCGAAGAACTCACCCGTCAGATAAACAGGGACTTCCTCGCCCGCTGCGGCACTGTCTGCGGTAATGCCATACAGCCCGGTAACGGAGAGCGGGTTGCTGCCATCGACCTTTGCGATGGGCTTTACCTCATCACCGTCCAGCAGAACCGGGGCGTGTGCCTCGACTGCCGCACTTGCCTTTTTGGTGGCCTTGGCAATGCCGATGGTCGTGCCGGCAAGGAAATACTCCGGCGCAGTGCTGAACGTCTTCTTTTCCAGATCCATGCTCATAGCCTTGTCCTCCTTACTTCACGCCGTTCATCTTGTGGATGGCGTCCAGCAGAGCGTTGCCCTTTGCAGTCTCCGGCTCAACGTCTGCGGGCGGCGGATTGCCGATGCTGTTTGCGCCGGAGTTCTGAGCCGCAGCCTGCGCCTGTGCCAGGTAGGTCTTGCTCTGCACCTGCTGCTTTGCCTTCATGTTGGCGATCATCGCTTTGGCAAACGCCGCAGAATCCACAGGCTTCACAAACTTCGCCTCGTTTGCCTCAACCTCAGCACCGGGAAGGGTACTGTCCTCGATCTCCTTGATGCGGGTGCGCTCTGCAATGGCAGCGTCATTTTCGATCTGCGCCACCATATCAGGGTACGCCTTGCGGAGATCATCCTTGGTTTTGATTTCCATGTCTTTTACCTCCCCATGGGTTTTATTTTCCGGCTGTTCCGCCGGGTAGTTATTTTCAGGCCGAGCGGCGGGCGTTTTTGCCTTTGCCCGGTTTCTGACAAATTCTGGAGCCTCGTTAAAAGGCAGGTGGGTGCCGATGCTGTTGACGAACAGGATGCCATTGCGGTTCTCTACCACAGTGTCTTCCTCTGCATCATCCACTTCATCCACAAAGCCGTTTTCCTTGGCTTCGTCCGCCGTCCACCAGTTTGTTTCGTCCATCCACTTTGCGCACTCGTCCGCATCGCGGCCGGTCTTCTTGGCATACAGAGAAACAATGCTCTCCCTGGTAGCGTCCAGAGCTTTCAGGTAGTTCCGCATCTCGTCTGCCGTCAGATACCCGCAAAGCCCCATGCTGACCGGGTGGACCATATAGGTGCTGTCCGCTGCCGCCACAACCTTGTCAGCGTGGCAGGCAACGATGGTGGCTGCACTGGCGCACAGGCCATCAATGTGGACGGTCACAGTAGCGGCATTGCGTTCCAGCTGGTTGCCAATGGCCTGAGCCGCAAAAACGTCACCGCCGCCGCTGTTGATGAACACGGTAATCTCGGTCACATTGCCCAGGGCGGCGAGGTCATCTGCGAACTGCTTCGGGGTAACTTCGTCTCCCCACCAGCTTGTTTCGGAAATGTCGCCGTAAAGAAAAAGCTCTGCTTTCTGGCCGTCGGCCAGATTGCGGAACTTCCAGAACTTGTTATCCGTTGTCTTCGGGGTTGTCTTGGAATTGGTTTTGCCCATCGCACCCTACCTCCTTTATCTTCTGCATTTCAGATTTGCGCTGGCGCATATTTGCCCGCCAGCTGCCGCCGGTCATCTGTGCGGTTTCCTGCTCGGCAGTGCTGATGCCCTTATCCATGCGCAGGATTGCTGCCTCGATTTCTTTCTTGGCATCCAAGTTAGTTCTGGCCGGGCCGTTCCAGATACAGCCCATATAGGCTTTCGCAATGGCCGGGTCATCAAAAAAGCCCGGGGCGTTGATACGCCCACGGGCTACCGCTTCTGCGAAGAATTTTTCATAGACAGGCTGGCAGAAATCGTCTGCGAAACCATCCCGTATTACGCCGCAGGTGCGCCAAAACTCGTTTAGTGAGCCGCGGCTTGCGGAATAATTGGAGCTAAATTTCTTGTACAGCACCTCGCTGGACACCTCAATGCCCGTCGCAACTTGGTTCGACATTGCCGACATAAAGCTGTCGTAGGTCGTGGTAGGATGCTTCGGGTCGATCAGGTTTGCCTTTTCGCCCGGGGCGAGGTCAAACACTGCCGCCGGGCCGAGGTTGATTGCCAGTTCGTCAGGCGGGGTGTTCGGATCAGCCGCCTTGTCCTGCGGGTCTTCTCCAAACGGTGCCTGGTTCGTTTCTGCGTCCCGCTGGATAAACAGAGTTGCAGAGGACGACACGATAGCCGCCGCCAGTTCCGCTTCCGTGTACCGCCCCATCTGTTTCAGAGTGGGCAGCACCGGGGCGAGAATCGGGACACCACGCCGCTGCCCGGCACGTTCTCTCTGTGTGATGCACAGAATGTTCGGCGCACCCGTCGCTGGGTCGTGGGCTTCTACACGGTTCCAAGACAGCGGCACCGGGTTGTCGTATTCCAGCGGGTGCCGATTGGCGACCCAGTAGGCTATTACCTCCCCGGCTTCGTTCGTTTCCACGCCCTGCACGATCTGAAACACATCTTCGCCGCCCACCTTGCAGGGTGCCAGCCGATCCGAACGCCCAGGGCTGCACACCTGATCCGCTTCGATCAGGCGCAGTTGCAAGGCATACGGCCAGTTCGGACGCTCTTTGTACTGGATTGCTGCAAAAGCGTCGCCGTTCATCAGAAAGCTAGTAAACGCCAATGTCTGCATCCGCCAGAAATTGTCCATGCCGCTGGCGTCGCAAGTCGTGCTATCCGCCCAAAGGTTAAATTCCCGGGTGATCTGCACTTGCAGCTGGTCAGCCTGTTCCTCGGTCAGGTGCAGGTAATCTGCATCGACCTGCGGTGTCGGCACAAGGCCGCTGCCCACCACATTTGTGCGCAGGGTCTTTATTGCACCGGCTGCCAGCGGAATGCCCATGTAGGCATCCCGGCTCCGCTTGCGCAGGGTATCAAGGTTGTCCTCGATGTCCTCTTTTGCGGAACCGCCGCCAACGTGCCAGCTGCGCATGGCGCGCGACACATGGGATGCACCATAGTTGCCGTAGCCCGTGTCATTGTTCAGGATGGACAGGGCGGCTCTGGCCGTGGCGCGGCGGTAGGCTGTGGCGGGGGAAACCGCCGCGATTGCCTTATCCAGAAAATTTGCCATGCTTCCCACCGTCCTTATACGTCATGCGGGGCGAAATGGTAGATACGGTTTCTGCCCCGCCCCTGTTCCTCCCGCTCGGCTTCTGCCACCTTGCCCTCCCAAAAGGAAATGCTTTCCCGGATTTGTTTCAGGCTGGCGCGGGTAAGCTGCATCTGCTCGATCTGATAGCTCTGCCCGGTGGAAACAGCTTCCTCCGCCTTGAGCCACATCTCCAAATGCTGCTTGGCGATTTCTTTTGATATGATCGACATCGGTTAAATTCCTCCCGATCTTCTTCTGCGGTACTGGTGCTGCGGTTTTTCCTGACGCGGCGCATCCTCGCCCGGGATTTCCAGACCGGTGGGATTGCTGATTTCCAGCGCGGCGGTGGCGTAGTTCCGAACGTCGAAAGCCTCATTACGTTTCTGTGCAGGGTCTTTCAGTTCCCACCGCTCCACCTTGTGCCCACCCTTCCAGTGGGTCACTTTATGCTCTGCCGTCAGCATCTTGAAATAATTCTCATCGTAGCCTGCGTCCTGCCCCGCCGGGAAGTGGCAGTAGTTCGGGCCCTTGATAAGCACTTTCAGCCGGGCAAGCACGGCGTTTTTGCCAGTGTCAACGCCCAGCACGAAAAGTTCACCGCCGACACGGTTGTTCTTGGTCGGGTTTCGGATGTAGGGCACATCCATGCCGCCGCGTCCCTTGATTGCCCAAATGTGGCGGTCTTCCCGCTCTTTGCAGAATCGAATGACCTGATCCGGGAAATGACCGCCGCTATCCATACAGGCCGCACGGATGGAAAGCTCTGTGCCGTCCCGCTTCTTCCATGTGGTGGAAAGGAAAGCGTCAAGGTCAGCCCATACCTGACCCCGTTTCAGGTCGCCGTAAATACGCTGGTAGCGAATGCCCCAGCTTTCCTTGCCGACGCCCCAGCCCACGACCTCCGCTTCAAAGCGATCGTCTTGCGTATCAATGCCGCAAGTCAGGTAGAGAACGCCGTCGGGCACCTCGGCCTCGTAGAACTCGCGGCGGTCGATTAGGGCGGTGGTTTCTACCGTTTCGCCCGGTTCTTCCCACGGCAAGCCCAGGTTCGTGTTCACGAAGACCTGCATCTTCTCGTAGTCGCCCCGGGAAGCGTCCAGATCGGCCGCGATGAATTTTTCTACGATCTCATTCCACCCGCACAAGGTCGATCCCATTTTGTTCATGTGGAAGCCCCGGACTTTCCGCTCGGGGTGTGCCGCCACCCACTTGCCGCGGATGCTGTTTTTCTTCCACCTGAACTCATTATCCAGGCAACCGCATTCAGCACAGCGGTACTGTACGCCGCCCTCCGGCCATTTCTCCTTATCAAACACCATGCCGTCCCAAACAAAGGGCTGGTACTTGCCGCAGTTCGGGCAAGGGACGTTCCATTCTTCCTGTGTGGAAGCGTTGAACTCGTCCAAAATGCGGCTGGCATTTTTGGTGGTCGGGGTGGAAACCATGACCGTTTTGCGATCCCAGTAGGTAGTCTGGCGTTCCTCGGCCAGCATGACCGGGTCGCCCTCCTTGCCCGCGCTGGCTTTGTAGGCGTCCACCTCGTCCGCCAGCAGCACCTTGATGGGACGGCCTCGAAGATCGGTCGGCGAGTTTGCGCCGATGATCGTCAGCTGTCCGCCAGGGAAATTCTTTTTGGTTATGGTGTTGCCCGAGTAGCGGCTTTTGTTGTCCACAAGGCCGCGGAGGATCGGCGTGTCCCGGATCATGGTTGCCAGACGGTCTTTGGAAAAGCTCTCGCCCAGGTTCACAGTGGGCTGAACGATCATAATCGGTGCCGGGTAGTAGCTCATGTAGAAGCCGACGGTGTTGAGGATCAGCCCGTCCGTTTTGCCGGACTGGGCGCACATCATAGCCACCACCTTGCGGATGTGGGCATCGCCGATGGCGTCCATGATCTCCCGCTGGAAGGGGGCGTTATCGGTATTCCACTGGCCTTTCGCCGAAGATGCTTCGGCGGACAGGCGGCGGTATTTATCCGCCCACTGGCTCAGTGTCAGGTTCGGGGGCGGTTTCAGCGTCCCCAGCACCCGCTCGAACAGCTGCAGCGTCTGCGGCTCCATGTGGATCATCGCCATCGCTGCCGCCTCCCTTTTTGATGCACTGCCGGAACGGGCAGAACTCTACGATCTCGTTCAGCCGGGTGCCCCATACACAGCCCCGGCATTTATTCTTCCTGCTCATTTTCGGCATCCTCCCCCTCGGGTGCTTTCAGGGCAATATCGGGATTGGAGAGTTCCACCAACGCTTCCTGTATGGCCTTGCGCAGGATGTCACTGGCATCCGCCGGGTCGGTCAACTGAGCCATGGTGTCCGCATACTTGGTCGGGATCGCTTCCAGCCTGTCCTTGAAATTTGCAAAGGCCGTCTTCAAGCCGTTCTCGATGTCCTCAGTGCGGTGGAGGTTGCCTTGGGCTTCCTCCATCTTCATCTTCTCGATCTTGCCCCGGGTTTCCTCCCGGTCGGCGCGGGCAGCGGCCAGACGGGATTGGTCGTCCTTGGTGCCGCCGGTCTTATAGGCGACGTACTGCCGTACCGCCGTTTTCAGGTTGAAAACGCCCGGGCGTTCCTCGGTCAGCACCCCTTCGTCCCGCAGTTCCCGCACCCGGCGTTCTGTCAGGCTCAGGTAATCCGCCACGCCCTTAGTTGTGAACAAAGCCATCTTCGTCACCGTCCTCCGGCACTTCGCCCGTTGCTCTGATCCGCAGCAGTTCCAACCGCTGCTTTTCCAGTTCCATGCGGCGGTCAGCTTCCTCCGCCGCCCGCAGCGCACCCGCCACCGAAGCAATGCGCCCCTGGGTCTTGTACAAGGCATCCTGCAATTTCAGGATTCTGGCAAAGGGAGTATCGCGGCTGTACATTCCCATGGTCTGTACCTTGCCGTCTTCCTTCTTGCCGCCCTTCCCGACCTTGCCCGGGACACGCATATCCAGGACGCTGGATGTTATCAGCGTGTCGGGGTTCATGTCCTCGTACTCTTTGATCTTTTCCAGAATCTTCAACTCCCGCAGTTTGAGCAATCCCATCTCATGCCGCAGGGCTTCCATGCCGTCCCGGGGTGCCGTGTCAAAGGCAGCCTGTTCCGCCGGGGTGAGCTTATCAAAGAAGATTCGGGAATAGGCACCGTCTTTTTCAGCGTTCAGGTTGCCCGCCGGTGCCCCGCCGCCGCTGTTGCCCACGGCGTTTTGGTTCCCGGGCTGTCCGCCTGGCTTTCTGCCGACAGGAGCATCCCAGGCATCTTTGGACTTCCACCGCCGGACGGTATCGTACTTGAGGTGCAGGTCATCCGCCAGCTGCCGAAGGTTGACTTCGCCGCCCTTTTCCTTCCGGGCCATGTACTCAGCGCGGGCGGCTTCTCGCTCATCGCTTCGCCTTGCCATTTGACCCCTCCGTTTTTGAGCAATAAAAAAAGCCCTGCCAGGCAAAAGCCTGACAGAGCGTCTATATGGTGCCGCCGGTCCTGCGACACACCCGGATATGAGAAAAGCCCCTCGGTGCTGCCACCGTGGGGCTTCTTTCATAAATCCACTGTACTAATTATAGCACAAAAAACGGGACATAGTGGGACATCTTTTCCCGCAAATGCTGGGTTTCGGGGGTGCGTTTGTAAACAATTTGTGAACTGCTACCATTTTGCCGTCCTCGGCAAGATGGTCTCGCCCGATTTTGTTGACCTCAACAAGATCGCCGCCGGGGATGATTTGCCGCCGCCAGCAAAACGTGAGTTGCTTACAAATTGTAAGCGGACACCATTTTGTTGGCTCCACCCAAATGGTGCCCACCATCCCGGTGACATCACCGCCATGGTGCCCGAATCCCGAAATTTTTGACCCGCCCCCTATTTTTCGGGGCCGGAGGGCGGAAGTCCTTCAAAATTTTTTGCACCTAGAAAACTTTTGGGGCTTCCGAACC